AAGGAAAATATTCTTTTTTGATATACATTCTATTCATAGCACCATAAGCAATATCTAATTCATAAGATAGCCTACAGTCAGAATAACCATGTTCTGCGCTATTCTTAATCAGTTTTAGAACTTTAAAGAATATACGATCACGATCTAAATTGAATGCTTTTAGATTCTTTTCTTTTATATAATTTCGTAAATCAGAAGCTTTAAACAATTTGTTTGTAAATTCGAGCATTCTAAGTACCTCTTAATTCATCAACGCATTTAACCAAGAAAAATCAATATTCTCTTTTGTGGACGTTGATCCTGTGGAAACTTTCGTGATAACATAATCTTCATCGTCATCTTCAGTATTGCTACCAACACCAGAGAAGATATCTCCATTCTTTTCTGCTTCTAAACGTTCAAGGTAAGCTTGATAGGGAAGATGTAAAGAGGGGGAGTAACCGCACAATGTAGCAAAATAATAGCTTTGAGACTGAACAGATTCATCACTATCCCAGAATGCCATATAGCTACCAGTGTTTTTATAGTCTTCTTCACGAAGCGTAATATCTTCAATGGTTGTAATAATTGTTGCCATCAAATTATCGACCAGTTTTTGTGTGATTGGCACATATACATAACAATCAGATATAACATACTTCTCTTGCACATCTTCTGGAAGAACGCAAATATCATTAGCGTCAAGCAATGCTTTTAGATAATCGTCTGCTTTATCCTTATACCCAAGAGCATTTAACCAAGTCTTTGCGTTACTTTGCAATGCTTCACCAATCTTACAACGTTCAACTTCTCTGGTCTTTACAGTTCCATTTTTCTGCTGATATTCAATAGAAACATATTTAAGGAAGTTCCAACAGATCTTAATCTTTTCCCAAGGAATACCAGACTGATTAAGCGCTATGGCGTAAATCAAAAGCTGACCACATTTTTCTTCTGCTGTTTTGCCAGAATATTTGGTGCTGGTTTTCCAATCAATAATATGATAAACACCATTATGATCTACATAAATAGCATCAATATATCCTTGAAAAAGATGATTCCCAATTTTAGCAGTAATAAACTTTTCAAGTGCAATGCGATAAGGAATTTTTTTATGATTCTTAAAAAAATGCATTAGATCATCATGATACTTTGAGCCAATACTATCATTCTTAGAAGAATCATTTCGATCAAATTGAAGTTTAGCAAATTGAATTGAAGTCATCCAACCTGTATTGAACCGATCAATCATATCTTCGTAATTGATCTTCTCATTATAAAAATCTTCAATAATACTATGACAAATACCGCCAAGTGGGGCATAAGCACAATCGGTTCGATCCTCTTTCTTTTGCGCAATATATTTAAGATAGTATTCAAAAGGGCTAATGATAAATTTGTCTACCTTAGACCAACTCCAGATTCGATTAACCCCATATTGATCCATTACAGCTTGTAGCTGTTCACTTGTTAATCGACTCATATACACCTCTTATTGAGTTTCTAACGCTTTACGCATATTTAGTATATCGTCAATAGTCATTTCCATAACAGTACGGAATTCATGAGAACTAGCAAAATTTGCTCTAATAGCACGAAGCATTGCATGTTCAAGAACTTCTTTATAGTTATTCTTTAGTGTGGCAATCATATCTTCTTGGATTTCTTTAAAGGCAGGAGATAAATCAATTTTATTTGCCGCTGACACAAGAAGATCGCTCGGTCTATCTCTACCAGACCAATCACTAGTATCAAGGAATAACCTTACGATTTTTTTATCATTACGGAATACTTCAATGATACACTCACGGGTAATTTCATGAAGCTCTTCTTTTGAAAATGCTTTTAATTCTTTATCAATGATGTCTTTAAACATCGTTTCATCAACATTTATCTTTATCTCCATTGTCACACCTCTTCATAATACTCAGATAACTCAATGATGTCATCTGGAGAGTTGGTAAAACTTCTCTTTAAATACTGCTTACCGCCATCTACTGCTACCTTGCCACAAGAACACCATTTAAAATCATGTGTGTATGTAGACTCAATAATATCTTTACAATGTGTACACTGGATACGATTATGTAGGATTTTTCTCATTTCTTTTTACCTTTAAACTCATTCATATAGGAAAGATACTTCTGATGAAACACTTCATCATACAGCGTTCTATTATCAAAGAGAAATTGATAAGTATCGTTGTCTGCATCTGCTGGGGAATCTTTATCAGCAAGAACTCCCCAAGAATCATAAATAAAGCTTACTGCACGTTTCATATAAAACAATTCGCACATATGCCATACCTCTTCAATGGGTACATCCTTATCCATTGCGATAACAACTTCATTAATCGCAAGCGTACAAATAATGCCATATTGAGAACGTGACATAGAATGACCAGATAATGCGACTAACGTACCGTCAAAAAGACTATCTCGTTTTAAAACACTTTTCTCGGCTTCTACCACAACAACATATTTCTTTTCTTCAATTGACTTTCTATTTTCAAACATACCATACACGTTGAACTGTTTCTGATAAGATGGGGTAATGAAGTATTTTTTGATACCATACAAGTCATAATTCGGTATAGTTGTTCTTGCGTTTGTTCCCATGAGCTTTCCAGTTTTCCAATGTCTCATTGGAATAATCACTCGACTGCGTTCATAGGAAAACATGATTCCAAACTTATCTCTCGTCCAAGGCATGATTCCTTCACGAAACCAATCAACATGAAGAAGAGGCACATAATCTTCAAGAACGTTTTCTTCAATATATTGAATATCTTGTACATCACAAGTGACATTCTTTTTCTTAACACGTTTAAATACTGCAAGATTTTCTTTCTTCTCGATTGGCTTCTGTTTACTGATTCCAGTATACTTTAGATCCAATAAACTACATAAATATTTAAACGCCTCTGTAAAATCACAATCAGTAATATATTGAACTAAATCAAAAATATCTTTACGATCATCAAATGAAACATTTCTTGAAAAACTTCTGAAATTTAAATATGTATTATTTCTAATATTGATGCCTTGCGGATTATCACCATCTGGAAATGCGGCAGAATAATACTCATGACGCTCGTTGTATTGAATATGATGACAACCAAGCGATTCTAAGAGATATTCTATTTTTTGATTTCTAAAAATAAATTCTTTTAGCTCGTTAGTTGTCATCATGACACCTCGTTAGAAATCTTGCGGAACAAAACAAATACCAATATCTGAGCAAACATTTGTACTAAGATTACAATTCGAAACGATTTGTCGGCCTGTCTCACCAAATCTATTTTTTGTGATGAATGTGATCATCAGATTATCTTCTTTTACAGGAGCATATGTAAGACGTGTTCCATCATGACTATCTTTCGGAATCTTTCTACATTCAATCTGATGAGAGCAACCTTCATATTCATCATCAAAGAACCTTCTCATCATTAAATTAACAGACATGACATCCAGAATTGATTTGGCTTGACCAATTTCATTATTGGTCAAATGCCTCATTTTAATACTAGCTTTGCCAAGCTGATACGTTACAAACAGCCCTACATTTAAGACAGAAGGTTTAATCGTATCATAAAGTGCAACCATATCACGCATCATGGATTTATAAATCTCATCAGTTCCAGCGTCAAAGCTTTCCTTAAGAGTATCCAGAACAAAGATTCGAACACCATACATAGAAGAATACTTACGGATCTGTTTAATAGCAGTTTTTGCTGAATATTTTTCAAGTGGAACAACTGTAACTAAGTTCTCTTTTTTTCTAGCGTCTATCCAATCAGATGCTTGATGTAGAATTGCAGATTCTTCAGGTGTAAATTTGCCTCGTCGAAGAATCTTTTTTTGAATATTAGCATGAAAAATATTGTTACTAACCCATACGAGTAGTTCTTTCTTAAACTTTCTTTGGTCTTCTTCGTTAATCAAAAAAACAATTCTTTCTCCATGATTAATAGCCATAGGGAGTAGGTAATTAAACGCCATTGTAGATTTACCTACACCACTGCTTGCGCCAAGACCATAAATGTTACCATTAATGTTAAAGCCGCCAATCTCTTCTGTTAAAACATGTGCGTTATCAAAAGGAATGCCAGCTTCACTGCTACCGTCAAGCTCCATAACAAATTCGTGCATATCTTCAAAAATGTTATAAGCTTTTGTTTCTGCTGTTGAATTGGAAAAAATATGATTAAGTTTTGCTTCAAATACGTTGTAAATTGCTTCTGCTGGAAGATCTACATATTTCGAGAAATTTTCTTTTACGGGGAAACCTGCCTCTGAGAGTTTCAATAATGCATTCCATTTACGCAATTCAATAACGTATCCATCCAAATTCTCACTATTGACATATTGAACAGATCCGACAAGCGTATTGTAACCACCATATTCTTCGTATTTTTCTTGAAGCTTTGGATGCTTCTCAAGATAAAATGCAATAGTCATATCATCAAGCGTTGACTTCTTTTCATTGACAATAATATCTTGTGCGATGGAATAAAATACTCTCCATTGATTATGAGAGAAATCTTCTAGCTTTAAATCAAGATTATGAATTAAATCTGGCTTTTGAAAAATACTGGAAATGATATTTGCTTCAGGCGCTTCCTTAAGTACAAGGATTTTTTCTCTAGTTTCTGCAAGTTCTTCTTGAAAAGGTGTGAGTCTTTCTTTATTAATCTCTGCCATAAACTCACCTTTTATGTAATATCGTCAAGCAATCCCTTGTAATCATAAGTCTGTTTGGGCTTAGATTGATAGTTGCTTGTATATGTTGGAACATAAGAAGAATCATTTTGCTCTGCTACACGATTTAGCTCTTCTTTTGCTTTAAGAGCAAGATCCAACCTCATGGCAACAATGTTTAAATTAGATTCAGCAATTGCACACATGTAATTAAAGCGAAGGTCTTCTGTGAAGAATTGCTTCTTATTTGCACGTTTAATTGCATCCGCAGAAGCTTTAAAAGCTCCTAGAATTACCTTGTACGGATAATATGCTCGTGCTTCTGTTTTTAGATTCTTAATCTTAGTACCGTCTTGCATACCCTTAAGTCTAAGAACCATTTTAGACGTAAGAGACATATTAACGGAATATCCCATGACCTCTTTGCGAACATACTCATAAAGATTTGTAAAATCTATTTGCTCATTTTCATCTATTTCTTTTTTATGAGCATAATTTTCTTTTAGCTTATTTGAGCATCCGCATGATAGACCTTTTGCAGAACCCCTTTTTAAATCTTGTTCTTTTACTACAACTTCTTTACCACATTCACATCTGCAAAGCCAAGTCTGGTAAACAGTTTTTCCTCGCTTATAAACAGGCTTACCATTTTCATCACGGATAACTTCACCATTCTTATCTTTACTAAGAATTTGACTATAAAGAGGATCGGCAGGACAAAGTACAGTATACTTTCCGAATTTTTGATTAGTAAGATCACCAATTACTCGATTTGTACTCATACACAAACTCCTAATCTCCCTCATGGCTGTTGTGCCATGAGGGAATAGTGTGATAATTAAGAGAATACTTCAATAACACTCATCGCATCAGCAAGGGAAGCAATGTCGTTCGGATTACCACTCTCATATCCAAGAGTACGAATCTTCATGACAACTGGCATAACCTTATCCATATCCCTTGCATTTTCAGAACAATACGCAACAATATTACTGATTGCAGATTCAAGCTCACGCTTGGCCTTATTAGCAGCTTCAGCATCAGCAATACGCCTTGCATTCTCCTTGACAATTTCAGCCTCTTCAGTCTTGCGCTCATCCAGAGACTTACCCTTGCTTTCAATCTCATACTTAATCGCATCGACAATAGCGTTGATAAACTCATCTGCATCAAAGTCAATTTCCTGCTTGATATGAGAGAAGCGAGAGCCGCTATCGACAACAAAAGAGTCATCTCTGAACTTAATCTTACGAACTTCATCCTTAATAATGGTCTTCATCTCATCCTTCTTGGTAACGATATTCTTCTTACCAGTCTTTTCTTTCTGAAGCTCACGATCAAAATACGCAAGGCAAAGGAAATGCAAATTCTTCTTCAGGGCATTGAAATAATTCTGTTGCTGATCAGAAGTGAGAATAGTGTATGTTTCATCATTATAGATGTTTTTAACTTCCTTGGTCTTTACATGACCAATGAACCAAACCTTAACACCAACACTCTCAAGACGATCAATCTGTTCAAACATCAGTTCAATCGCTTTCTTACTGCCAGCGCCAAATCCATTCCAAGCGGCATTCAAAGAATCAACACGCTTATCAGGATTTTTCTTGTTCCAAAGACGCAAAGCTTCCTGCTCTGCAAGAAGAATATACTGATCATAGGTGTCAACAAAAACAACTCTCAGATCAGCGTAATCAACACTCTTATTATCTACAATATCGTCAACAAACTCCGTCCAGTCTTCCCACGAAGGAATAGATTCAGCAACAATACCTTCGATTGCATCTGCACCTTGTTCACGATAAAGCTCTGCAAAAATATAACCATCTTCACCAACAAGCTTTTCTGCAACTTCATATAGAAGTGTGGTCTTGCCAACCTTCGGCTCTCCAAGGAGCATCAAAGAATAGCTAAACGGATCAATCTTAACATGATTTTTCTTTCCGAATTTTCTTGCCATAATAATACCTCTTAGTTTATTTGTAATTAGGGCAAGAATTAACTTGCCCTAATTGTTTACTTATTTCCCATCAATTCCTTAAGCCATTCCATATTGTTAGCGGAAGCAGATGCTACAGGAGGGGGATTAGAATCAGGATTATCATCCATTTCATCTTGATTAGTAGCATTCAAATAATCAAGAGACAGATCATCTTCAGTATAACGATCTTCGAACTTCTGAGCGAAAACACCGTCATCAGTAGCCTTAATATCAACCTGATCAAGAATCATTCTGATTTCACGCTTACCATTACTGCAAAGTTGATAAGCACGATCCATCGTAATCATCTTGCACTTAACCATTTTCTGTACATCGGGCGGCATTTCATCAATTGCAATAGGCACAATAGCGCCACCTTCAACGATAAAACCAAGGAAGTTGACCTGAGTGATATTCTTCTTAACCTTCAAATACTCCTCATACATCATCTTAAATTCGTCCTTGGAGTAACGTTTAATATCAAGCTCAAAAGTCTTCATGTACGGGAACTGTCCCTTGACTTCAAGACCATTATATTCCTTCACATAGTCAAGAACTCTTCCGTCTACATATAGAACACCCTTTTCCTGATCAACATTCTTGATATTTACAGAATCTTGATCAAGCAAAACAGACTGCTTAAATGTTGCTCGGAACTTATCAGGTTCAGCCTTTGAAAGCTCGATCTTAGAAATATTCTTTCTAATCTGCACCTTATCCTGATACATGGAATACCTAAGTGAACCATAAACATTTATCACCATGTCTTCCTTAAGGCATTCCTTCACATATGCGATAGCATCATATGCACTCAAGAACTTCTTTACATAATTCTTACCTTTATCAGTTCTCTCAAGTCCAATAGAGATAAAGCAAGAATCACCAATTTCAGAAAGAATACTATCGTTAAAACGATCATCCCAAGCGACTTCAATCTTATTCTTGAAGTCATCTGTACCATCATCATTCTTACCATGAGCATAGATAGTACCAGCCTTTGTGCTACTATAACCGCCCATCAATTCGCAATACACAGTTCCATAGTTTTCGCCGCAATCTACACCAAGATTCAATGAATTATAAATCCAGTCTGACTTTTCAGAGGACTCATTAATCTTAAACGTATAATCGGTAATCTTTGGTCTTCCAATCAAGCTGAAACTTGATACCCAATTCTCTTTAGCTATTGTCTTTCTGTCGTTACTTTTAGCCATAAGCAAACACCTCTAAAATATTATTAGTTAGAGGAAACATCTGAAGATTCAGTATCTTTCTGGTTTCCTAAATTAGCAAAGTATTCCTTTAACTGCTTCCAACGAGCAATTGCAAGTCTACCATTATCCCAATGGTACTTCTTCGGCTTGGGCTTTGCTACATTGTAGTTCCTATTCATATCACCAATCTTTTCAATCTTGGCGTTATGATAACGCTTCCAAGCCTCTCGGAATTCCTTTGTGTTTCCACATTGAGATCGAATAATTGATCTTTCCAAAGTTCTTACACTCATACTTTTACATCCTTTCAAATATATCTATTAATTATCTCTCTCGTATAAACAGAAAGGCGATAATTAAAAGCAAAGAAATAATTATTGAGTCTGCCACTCTCTGTATTCACCTCTGTCACAGAATCCATCGTCATATGTAAAATCAGATGGACACCATTGCTCTTTGTCATATGTCAAAAATTCGAGATGAAACATGGGGCAATCAATTGTATATCGTTTATTGCAGTATTTACACCGTACAACTTCAACCCAATCACTCATTTGTTACTTCTGTAGTCGAAACCATTTCTGGATTTTCGATAACGTTTCCAAGAACTTCAAGCAAATTCTGATATTCAAATCCAAGAGGGTAGAAGGTAGAGTCTTTATCACAAAGCAAGTAGAATGATGCATGCTCTGGGACATATGTAACAATACCTGTAAACACACCATCTTTAGCGTTGCAAATATCACCCTCGTAAACATCAATACCATGTTTATCTTGAATCTCAACACAACGATGGACAACATATTTACGATCAGAAAGAAGTTTTAGAGTAAATTTACCAAACAATCCTTGCTTGACCACAAAAATATCGCCTCGTGGATCTGTCATAACTACATTATTGATCTGTACTTTATTCTTAATATCGAATACTCTATATCTCATAGGATTTCCTCATCAATAGTCTGCGTGAAACCACACACTTCGCCATGTGTCCAGTATTCAAGAAGATCACAAATCTCATCGATAACATAAATCTCTTCATCATAATCAGATGTGCCAGCCATATACATGTCATATCCAATGAAATGAAGACCAGTAATACCATAGGCATGAGCCTTAGAAAGCATAGCATTCGGATTTCTGCAAACTACAACTGCATTAACGCTTTTTGCATACTCCAGAAGTTTCTTTGTCTTGCCTGTGCTATTACCGCCAATAATGAAACGATCCATAGTTAACACCTCTTACTTTGTACTTTCGAAAAAGTCTTTAACCTTACCACACTTGCTGCACTTTTTAATGCAGGAAAAGCATTCCTTCTTGTGACCATCATTATAACGCTCAGAAAAGCGATAAGAATCAACGATTTCCCATTCGTGCTTACAGAACATCTGCTTAAAATTAATATGAGCCATATCAATTAACTCCTTAAGTGTGAATGTTAATAGAACTGATATTTTATTCAGTATGTACTTCGCTTCTAAGAACCCAAATATCGCCTCTACGTTCAATAAATTCATAATTATTAAACTCGGAAGGTATGATCTCAGGATCAATCAAAACTTCTGTGTATAGTACGCTGGTTGTATAATTACAAGCTAGATAAAAGAACACAATAATACATATAAATAAGGCAAAAACAGTAATGATTGAACATCCCTTTATTACTGATCTATTGTCTTCTGTGATATGGTGTATCATAAAACCAGCTAATACAAAGCATAATATACATAATATTGCATAAACTATACCCATCTTAAATGGTTGGAAAGTTGATAAAATCGTCATTTTATTACCCACATGATCTTCCTAGATCCATCTCAGTTTCGAACAGAATACGGTTATATACGTCATCATTCAACGAATTCAAAGAATTTGAATACTTTATCTTTTTTGATCCGCAGTATGGACATAGGTTAAAATCTTCAAATCCAACTGGTGCGATGTGCAAACACATTGGATTACCACAACGATAATCCCATACACCATTATTAGAAAAACCAATCCATAATTCGCTGTCTGTTCTAAAAACATCGTCAATCGACATTCAAAATCACCAACGCTTTCTTGATTTCAGCAATGGTTTGATCAATCTCTTCCATTGTAATATCATCAGGCATTGTAATTCTAATAGTTTTAAGAGCCTCTTCATCCGAAAGCCCGATTGCTTGTAACACATGAGATGGAGAAGAAGAATAAGAATTACATGCAGAACCAGCAGAAATATAGATGTCAGATGCTTCTAAGAGATAGATCATAGATTCAGCAGTTACATTCTTATTAAATGTAACATTGATATTATTGGGAAGACGTTGATTACGATGACCATTAAGCTTGCATCCCATTGCTTCAAGCTCAGAAATAAAATTATTTCTTAGCACTGTCATACGAAGATGATATTGTGCATCTCTTTGAGTTACTTCCACAGCCCTTTTAAGAGCCATAATCCCAGCAACATTTTCAGTACCACCACGTAAACCACCCTCCTGCGAACCATAAATAATGGGAGAGATATCTACTCCATTACGAACATATAAGAACCCAATACCCTTTGGAGCACCAATCTTATGACCGCTTGCAGACAGCATATCAATACCAAGCTCGTTGACATCAATTGGTATCTTACAAAATGCTTGAACTGCATCAACATGAAGAAGTGCATTATATTGATGACAAATTTCAGAAATGGCCTTGATGTCCTGAATTGTACCAATTTCATTGTTTGCCATCTGTATAGAAACAAGAATTCTTATATTCTGGTACATTAACTTTGGATATGCTTCGCATAGCTCTTTATGTTCTTTAAATAGAGCAATTAAATCTTTTAGATTAATCAAACCATCCTTATTTACTAAGAGTATTTGATATCCAAACCTCATGTTTCCAAGACATCTTCTAATAGATGAATGTTCGATATCTGTTGTAATCACATATGGCATTTTCCCTAAGTGTTCTGACTTTTCTGCAAAACCCTGTATTGCCCAACAATTACTTTCAGATCCACCAGATGTAAAATAGATTTCATTTGCTTGTGCTCCAATGGATTTTGCAACAACGTCTCTAGCTTCATCTATCTTTTTCTTTACAGCATAAGCTTTACTATAAATAGAAGAGGGATTATACCAATGGTCATAAAGGTAGGGGAGCATTGCTCTAATTACTTCATCCTTTGGTTTAGATGTTGCCGCATCATCAAGATAAATCATTAGATGTCACCAAGTTTCTTATAATCTTCAAGCATCTGTGCCATCACAGGATTCTTTTC